TTGCAGTTACTGGGTTTTTGAGAGATTCAATCTGTGCCGCAAGGTTTGCTTCAATAGCCTCAACATCTAGCTTTTCTTTAACCCAAGCAATGACTTGAGCCTCGGTCAGCGAGTCATAGGCAATGAAAGATTCTCCACGCTCAAAGCCTACTGTGCCGTAAGAGCCAGCAGTGTGTTCGCCATCAACAGCGTTAACTGTGTAATGAGCAATGGTTACCAAGCCATCAGAGGTTTGGCGGTCAAGTTGTGCGATTTTCCAAGTAGTGGTCATTTTGCTTTCAGTGCAGTGATGCGGGTTGTTAGGGATTGGATTAGGGCTTGCTGTTCTTGGATGGCTTTGACCAAAACGGGAACAATAGCTGATTTGTCCATGCCAAACATTCCGCTTTGCATTTCAAATACAGATTCTGGCAAAACTTCTTGAACTTCCTGAGCAATAAAACCAAGTGTCTTAACAGAAGTATCTTCTTGTTCGTTCATGTTGTAAGAAACAGAACGTAAAGAAAGAATTTCATTCAAACCATAAGAAATATCAATAATATTCTTTTTTAATCTTCTATCCGAAACAGGAACATATGCGCCAGTTGAGTTATTAAAATAACCTCTATCTGCTGAGTTATAAAGTAAATATAAATCATTTGTTGATGCAACAACAGCTTGCCAGTTATTTGTATTGGCTTGCCTTACAAGCGTAAGACCGCCGCCGTTGCTATCAGCAATTTGTTTTATGGTTAAACGGCTTGAACTAGCTGTAGTCCCCACCAGCAAGTTACCGCTGTGGTCGATACGCATTTGTTCCGTGCCACCAGAGTTGCTAAACACCATTGACGGAGATGCTTCATTTGTTGCGCCAATATAGCGCTGACCACCGCCAGCACCGCCTTCTATTTGAATGCTGAATAGATCGCTGTTTGCTTGAAATACTGACCGACCTCCACGCACATTTAATTTTTGCGTTGGCGAACTCGTACCAATCCCCACATTACCAGAGGAGTCGATACGCATACTTTCTGAAAGAGTCGCAACATTACCAGCCGTTCCTGATGCAGCACCATACCAAATATGATTACCGCTAGTTTGCTGAAACAGTGAAGCAAAATTGGTTGTTATATACCTATTATTAGTTCCATCAAAATAAATGTTATACCCTAAATTGTTACTGCCATTTCCAAAAGCAGCAAGTGATGCTGCATTTACTTGAATAGCTCTAAATGAACTACCCCAAGCACTAGGAGTAACACCCAAGCCAAAATTACCAGCACTATCAAACCTTGCAACCTCCGCACCACCTTCAGAAAAAGCGATGGTGTCAGCGGCAGGGAAGAAGATACCTGTGTTGGTGTCGCCATCGTTAGTGATGGGTGGTGCAGCAGCAGAGCCGTCAGCAAACTCAATAACTGTTGCAGAGCCAGTGACACTTAATGTGCCAGCAACGCTCAATGTCTTACCGGCGCCGACATTCAAACCAACTGAAGTGCCAGTGCCAGCAGCCGCAAAGACAGCGTCCACGCTATCTAAGTCGGTGTTGATTTTTGTACCCCAGGTATCGGTTGACGCGCCGACCTCTGGCTTAGTCAGTAATAGGTTTGTAGTCGTGGAATCTGCCATGTTAAATCTCCGTTAAATTCCGTGATTCGGGTGAAAGTTGAATTGCAATTCTGCTGATTTGCGTTTGCAGACTGCCTCAAAGAAGTCGTCGAAATATCCTAGAAATTTTCCACAAGCTCTAACTTCCCATTTGTCATTTCGCTTGCCTAATCTTTTAGTCCAAGAAACCCCAACAACACCAGATGTATTGTCAATTGGTTTTGAAATGTTTTTGCCATTTCCTATTCTGTCAGTTGCTCTAAGGTTAACAAACCTATTGTCGGCTCGCATATGGTTTTGATGATCAACTTCTTTTGGATAAAAGCCATAAACATATAACCAAGCAAGTCTGTGAGCGCTATGCCTAACTCCGTCTATACCAATGATCCAATAGCCGTGACTATCCACATTCCCCGCAACTTCCCCCTTGACTGCCTTTGTTCTAGTTACCGCCCATGTAAAAACACCAGACTCAGCGTCATAGTTCAACACTTCTTTTAATCGCTGCTGAGTCAATAATTCTGTTTTCTTCATTTCCAACCTATGCGGCCTCTTGCCAAGTGATTGAATTGTCTGCTAAATCAGACCAACTTTCTGATGTGTCTGCAACTGGCGTCCAGCTTTCTGATGTGTTTGGAATGACACTCCAGCCATACCCAATGATGATGCCAGCAGCGCCAATGGACTGAACCCCAATTATCCCTATGGATATGACATTTGATACGCTGCCAACGGCGCCAGCTCCACCCACTCCAGTAATTGCTTGAAACGATATAACCTCTGCGCCGACAGTGCCAACAGCACCAGTCGCCGCATTGCCTGTAATTGCCTTGGTGCTTGTCAGGCCAACAGAGCCAACAGCAGCTGTAGACGCATTGCCTGCTAAAGCAACGGCAGCAGACTGAGTGACACTGCCAACTGCTAGGCTTGACGCATTGCCTGTAATTGCTTGAGCTGATGCCGCTAAGACCGATCCGACAGCGCCAGTGGCTGCATTGCCTGTGATGGCAACAGATACAGTTAATCCAACTGTGCCTACATTACCTGTGGCAATCGTCCCATCTTCTTGGATTGATCTGTCGGCCAGCAGCGTGCCAACGGCGCCGGTAGACGCATTGCCGCTGATGACGACATTGCCTATGCCATAGGCGCCAAGGCCGTAATAGCCAGAACCATAAGCAGCCATACCGCTGCCTTAGTTAAGCCAGCCTGATCAGGCCGGTGCTTGCATCATTTGTCGGCATGGTCAGCGTAAATGTTCCAGCAGTCACTGTCTGACTGCCAAAGGTGTGGACGCTGACTGCCTTGTTTGACTGAGTCGAGTTATAGATCAAGACCGCGTCAAAGGCTGTAGATAAGGTAACAGCAGAGTAGCTGATGCTGGCGCTAGGCGTCACAAAAGCTGTAGTGCCACTGGTGCTTGGCGCAGTGCCAAAGGTCACTGTGACGCCGCCTGCCGTGTAGCCAGTGCCACTCACCTCGTTTGTGGCGCTGTAGGCTGTAGTGGCCGCATTGACAGTGGCAGATGCCAAGTACAAGGCAGCCTTGAAAGTGTCGGCTGTGGTGGCGCCTCGGACAACGCCAGTGCCAAAGTTATGGTGGCCGACAAGCAGCTCACCTTTGAAACTGGTACACATTGCTTGCGTATTAGCCATGATTTATCCCTTAAATTTGTTGACTGATGCCATCAGCAAAGACACCGCGCTTGAGCGCCATGTTGACAGATCGATGCACCATCTCACCATCAAGCCAATACTCTACCCAGCTCGTTGTCTCGGTATCGTTCTCCAATGAACCCTCACGCTTCTCAAGCAATGAGTCGTCCATCTCGCCCTTGGTGGTGGTAATGATCATCCAAATGTCCTTGCTCTTGCCAAGATCGCGCCGCCTGATGTAGAACCCCGATCATCTGCAATCTGCAACTGATCTAGTCCCGCCTGGTACAGCGATGACCATACAGGTATTCTCGCATCGTCTTGCAAGTATGGCGCAGCCTGTAAGAGTGAGCCATACAAATAAACATCAGGCGCTTGAGTCAACAGCCAGTTGGTAGTGTTTGTATTTGATAACTTAGCCAACTTTGCGTAATAGACCAACTGAGCTGTGTATGCGCCATCAGGAATTGGCAACAATCTAAACTGATTTCCAACAATGCTGAAATACAGTGGCTTGCCGCTGGACAGGTAAGTCGTATTCGACAACTGATCCATTGCGTCAATGGTTTGGAATGACAGGTTGGTAATTGGATTGGTATTGAGCTTGATGGACTTGGTTTCCAAGAAGTCGTCCGGCACAGTGCCATACTCAGCAGCCGCCGCAAATGTCGCATTCGCACGCACAATCATTTGGCGGGTACGCAACTGGCGCTCAATTTGAGCCTCTGCCAAGCTGACAAAGTCTGAAATAGCAGTTGCCAAATCAGTGCGGTTTAGCCAGTCGCCAACCGAGGTCTTCAGCTCCGCATAAGTCGTGAGTGCCATTAGGTAACCTTTTCAGTTTCTTGTATTTCACGCATTACCCAAGTGTGATCGTGCTTGAATTCAAACATCCCAATGTGGCCTATTTCCTTGCTCACATCGTGATCTATCCATATCTTAAAGCCTGTAGCCGCCGCTTTTTGGCAAAAATAAACATCCTCTCCAATGTAGCCGCGCTTGTCATGTCTCCAAGGTGTTTCAAACCAAGGCTCGGACAACGCCGCAAAGACATTGGCCTTGATCAGCATCACGCCCATACCAATTGAGCCCACCTCTTGCAGGCCAGTTGATTCGGGCATCGTATATACCAGCTCACGCTCGCCATTCTCTTTGTAAATCTGTGCAGTCGGTCCTGTAGGCATACGGCGCCTGGCGCAATTTGTAGCCACAATGTCCAAGTCATGCGCCAGCAAACGCTCAATCATGTCCTGTGGGAAACGCATATCTGAATCAATAAAAAGCACATGAGTGCATTTTTCATGCATTGCGTCTAAGCACAATTCAGCTCGCTGATTTGCAATCAAAGTACCTTGCGAGATTTTCAAGCTGACAGCATCATTGGTGTTCAATGTGTGATACGCCACCATATTGACAAGATCGTAGGTAAACATGGTGTGGACCATGTCACGCGCTGGTGTGCAGACTGCAATGTATTTCATACTTTCCCAGGTCGTGTTCTAAAGAATTGATTGTCTGGATCGTTGAGCCATTTTTTCATGTACTCTTGATCATCAATCTTGCCCTCGGACTTCATCTTGTAATAAAGCGCTTCGGGGATAGATGCCACCAAGTGCCACTCACCACTCCAGTTGGCTTTCTCATCGGTTGCGTTATAGATGGCCTTGTTAGCCTCTACCACCGCAGTTACATCTTGTTCAGTCTCAATGGTCACATCGCCAGTTTCAGCATTCTCATGCCAGTAACGTGATATGCCTTGGTCTTTGTTTTCGCTAAGTAGTCTTTTGTGAATCATTTAAAAAAGGGGGGATTTCTCCCCCCTCTCCTATTGCTTACTATTAAGAA